TTGATTTCCAGACGCGAGCCGACATTCGTGTTCGTGTTCGTAGCATCGTTATTCGCATTCGCATTCGACACACCGCCATACGCGTACGCATTGTTGTACCCGCGATAGACCACACGGACAGATGATGTTGAAATGTAATACTTGTCGCAATAGTATGTCGATGAAGAACCGTTCACACTTCCGACTGGAACAACATCCATGAATTTGCCGTGTGCCACGGCTGTTGTCCACTGGTCGCTGCTGGTGCGTCCTTTGACAAAACGTGTCGTTCCGTCCGGCATCCAGATGCGCCATTTTCCGCTGTTGCCGCTGTCGTTCGGCAAATCCACTCCGTCCATCATATCATACTTGTGGCCGAAAATGTCCTCATATCCAAGGCAACATATATTGTTTACCTGTATTACAGACGGTTCACCGTATTCATCATTTGTCTTGTACCAGGCGTATTGGTGGACAAGCCCGTCGATGAGCGAATTCGTCACTCCAGGATTGATGCCGCTGGCCTCCTCGTAACCGATGGTATCGGTCATGCCATAAGGGGCCGTTCCTCCAGTAGTACGCATATTTGTGTGCTGTCCGGCACCGCACTGCTCCTGGCTGTCACGTCGGCCGTATTTCGCATAGAACAGGTTGGCGATGCGTGAATGCATCAGCGCGTCAATCTGCTGCATACCTCTTTGCTGGCTGTAGTAATGGAAATCTGACCATCCAAGACTTGCGGCGGTACTGCTGCCCGTGATACAAGCACGGAGCTTCGTGCCGACAATACTGCTGCCGACGACAGCACATAGGTGTTCATCGTTGGCAACCCATTCCGGTTCCATATCCTCTATCTTATCACTGTTGCTCAAAACCACACAATCAAATTCAGCCGTGTTCAGGATTGAGAAATACAGGAAGGCGGCCCCATCCGGCACATCGCAGACCAGATACATACCCGCCTCAAACTTGCTGCTCAAGGTGGGAACGATAATGGAACTGATAATGGTTCCGTCAGAACGGACGAACAGTGAGCCGACAAGGTTGGTGCCTGGTACACTTGGAAAACGGACACGCTTATGTCCGGAAACGTCAACCTTGCATACGGAATAAGTACTGTCGGTGCTGTAGGAGTTCTCCAGCGTATCCTTGCCTGTCATAATCTTACGGCCTGACTGCCACCCTCCGCTGCCTTTGATGTCATCAAGGGTCAACACGTCCACCTCCGGACATTCCGGCATGTCTTCGGGGCCATTGGAACTGTAACAGCTGTAATGTTTGCCGCCGAGATAGTCATTGATGCCCTTGCTCCAGAAGAACGGTTCGTACATCATCCAGTCGCCTTCGGTTCCGTCCAGCTTTGCCGGAGTTCCGTCCGCATACTTGTTGCTGTCCGCGTCATCCAGAGGATAATAGGTCATTTCGCCATCCGTATTATTCACGGCGGTATCTGTGTTCGCGATGTTCACCTGGCGGGAAGTCGGCATCTTTGTGACCTTGGCCAGGACACGGTGACGCTGGCCCAATATGGCTGTAATGTGACCGCTCGGAACATAAGAGTTTCCGTATTTATATCCGGTTTCGTTGTCGAGGTTACTGATATTAGCATCGTCGGCCACGTCGTCATCGAACTCTATCATCGTATATTCCGGCTGTCTTATGTTCAGTTCATCAAAACGTTCTGTGTACTTGTTGAATGTATCGTCGTCCAGGTACTTTGTCAGGCGGTATGTTCCAACGAGCTTGCAGCGTGAGTTCGTGGTATTTCCGCTTGCATCGATACCGCCGAGACCAGCATCATACCACTGCTTGAGGTCGCTGCCGTCACCTTCAAGTTCTATGCCCGTAATACGGATATATTTCAATGCTCCTCGTAAAGCAAAAAGTTCCTTGAACGCGGACAAACCATTTATAAGAGCACAGTTCTCAATCCACAATCCGGTAAGGTTGGCCTTGCCCTCAAAGGTGATGGAATTCCATTTCAGGTACTGCATAGAGCGCAGGATCAATGTCTGGAAATTGGCCGGGATACGCAGCTTGTTAAGAACGGCACCTTCAGCAAAGGTGATTGTCGCCAGTTTTGTGCATCCGGACGCGTTCACTTCTTCCAGACGGTTGCATCCGGACAGGTCAAGGCTCGGAAGGTTGGTGTAGTTGACCACCTCCAGCTTGCGCAGCATCGGTATCTTCGTACCAAGAACCAGCTCTGTCAGAGCGTATGTCTTTGCGCTGCTGCCAAGGATAAGCTCCTCAAGAACCGGAAGTGTCGGAAGGCTCATGTCGGTAAAGCCACCCCATGCGGACAGGTCCAGTTTCTTCATCCATTCACCTCCGTATAAATGGAAGATGGTTCCGATGTTGGCCGTCTGTCCATAAGTATAACTCCATTGCTGGTCCTTCTTAACGGCGTCATGTGTCATGGTGTCGCTTTCACGCCGGAACTCAAAATAGAAGTCACGTGCCGGAGTGGCCTTGACGGTCGCACCGGCCGCGCTGTTGCCCTTGAAAGAAATATCTGTGGCCGTATATTGTCCGGCACTATATCTCGCGTCAAAAAGCCCCATTCGGTTGCTAACCCACCAATGGCGGTGTGACTGTCGGCTTCCCTGCATGGCTTCCAAATATGAATATTTCACGTTGGTCACCGTGCCGTCCTGATTGACCTCAACACCGATGGTCTTAGGCTCCACGTATTTATTCAGCGCATCAAGGTTGTATATACGTTCACAGAATTTTGCGCTCTGTTCGTCATCGAACATGGCGAAAATGGTACTGTTGCTCATGCGCTCCCTGATTCGTTTATAGGCAGCCGCGAGTTCGTCCGGGAACTGTTCGCGCAGGTTCTTCCAAAGGACGCTGTCGTGTCCGGCATAGGCATACACGGTCTTGTCTTCCGTTGAAAGTTCCGGGTCGGTCGTGTTTTCGTCCACATCCCAGGAATACTTCAGACGGCCGTCGTTACGCACACCGAGAATGGTATCACAGTCATAGAATATCATATAGGCAAGAACCTTGTCCTTGTCCGGATCATACCAGAATCCCATCATCATATTTTTTACGCGCTGGTCGACACATCCCATGATATCCGTGAACATGTAATAGTCGCACAGATAGTCCACATCGAACCAATCAGCGAGCTCCGCCTTGAACTTTGCACCGTTGTTCTGTGTGCTCTTAACCCATTTTACAAGTGGCTCAAGATATTTTGGCTTCCGGGTTCCCGCCTCATATTCGGCGTTGATATCGTCATCGTCCGGGAATCTCGCCTCAAATACCTTCAGCCAGTTCGGGGTACCGTCGTCACCCTTTGTATCAAAATCATCATCCAGGAACATGCCCATCGGGTAGTCGTTGTTCAGGAACTCCCAGCACTCGGTCGGATTGACACCGCCGAATTTATCATTCACCCATGCCTGGTCATGATATCCGGGTATGTCGCAAAAGCCGAACACAGCCTCTGTTGACTTGTCGTTGTTGAAATTGAACTTGCCAAGGAACTGTGGAGTTTCGTCCAGGGTACCGCGGTAGAACAGGTAACAGGGTTCGCCGTCGATGGTTGTTCGGACATCATATCCATACTCCCCTGAACAATGTGCCTGTGCCGGGGTAAGCTCTCCGGCGGCCGTCAGGATATTCTGAACCAGCTTGGCCATACCAGTATTATGCGAGGACGAGGATTCGGCAAAGTCGGCCTTCAGGCAGAAGCAGTCAACCGGGGCTGCCGCCTTGTTGGACGTACCTGCAGGACGGAAGGAGTATTTGGCCGTTTCCTGTAATGTTCCTCCCAAGCCTTGCTCGTCACAGCCCAGATACAGGTCACCGGCCACCTTGGACGCATTCTTGAAATAAATGCGGTAGTTCTTTATCGGATAGGCAAGCGACGAGGTTCCCTGCAAACGGATACAGCCTCCGACACAACGGAAGTTCAATGCCTGGTTGCCCTTCACGACACAAAGCATTTCGGTAACGTCATACTTCGGGTCCTTGTCATTGTTGACCGCCGCCTGGAGCACTGTCGGCACGCCGTTGTCCTCACGCCCGGTAACGATGATATATCTCATACCGTCCGGAACACTGTCAACGGTCACATTTCCGTTCTCGTCGATGACATTGTTGCTCTCGTACATGGACATCATCATGTCGGAGCTGTCCTGGTCTATCATATAGGTTTCCAAAACTTGTGAATCACTCAGGTAGGTATCGTATGCACGGATGAGGTAGACATCTGTTGTCGCACCGTCTGACCCCAGTTCTATGTATGCCGGGCTCGCCTGGTATATGCTGTCGGATGTGGCTCTCTGAACGGAGCCGGACATGATGCCGTTGATGTACAGGTACACCATTTCCGTATTCTGCTTTTCATATTCGGACGAACCGTCAGTACTCTTCGGAAAGCTAACGAAAGCCACCTCGTATATTTCTCCAGCGGCCATTTTCATGGAAAGTGTGCTGTTTCCCTTTGTGGTCATTCTCGCTTCCTGTGCCGTAATCACAAATCCGGTACCGGATGCGTCCACACACTTGATGACTTCTGCGTCCTCATCGACGACCTCACTGACTTTGTATTTCACGATGAAGGCGACGGCGTTGGTGACATTCTGTTCCGGCTGTTCCAGCGGCCTATGCTGAATGGTGGCCCTCGCCGTGTCTGTCAGACGCAGGGCCTCGCCGGTCCAGCCGTCACCGCCCCATTTGAAGCCTTCGAACACAGTTTGAATGCCGTTATAACTCCATTCTTCACGGTTGACGTCGCTGTTGCTTCTGCCCTGTGCTGTCAGCTTGAGTGTCATGCCGTCTGTTGGCTCGCTGATGTTCAGGTCGCTCTTGGACGCAATGAGGCGGAAATTATAGGTTGTCACGCCGACCACTATACGGCATTGCTGTTCGCCGTATTCCGATGCCCGCAGCGTCAGGTTCTGTACCGTGAAAGGAACAGAAGCGGATGAGGCCAGTGTGTCACCGACATAGACATCCGCCCTTGTCGGGGTCTCTCGCGGGTTGTAGGCTGCATACTGGAGCGTATAACTGTCGTACTGTTTGGCCTGAATATAGGGCGTTGTCCCTTTTTCTATGACCGTACCGTCTGCATAGTCGAACCTTGCAGACACTACAGGGGTATTGTTCCCGGCTTCACGGATGCCTACGGCAAAAAGGATACTGTTTGACTTGATGATGCTGCCGTCCGTCAGCTCCAGTTCCACCACAAGCTGTACGGTGTGGGTTCCATGTGTCAGGTTGGTTGTCGCAATACTGAAACTGCCGTTGGCCGTGGAACTGGTGATGCTCCGGTCCTCTGTGTCGGTACCGTCAACGTAACAGCGCAGGGTCTTCGTTCCGGCACCGCTCAAGGCGTATGGGATAGACAGTGTCTGCCCGCGTGTAACGGCAGTGGAAATGCTGAAGGAGCTGCTAAGAGTGAGCTGTACCACATTGATGCTCCAGGTCACCTGGGCGACCTGCATCTCCGCGCCTTCACCGACTTCCACACGTACACGTACCGTGTTGGTACCGACACCCATATATTTCGTGACATCTACCGTATTTGTACTTCCTGCAGATATGTTTCCGGTTAAAGTATTGGAGTTCGCTCCCTGTGTAACGGTAACTGTCACACGTGCCGGGTTTCCCGTACTTTCTCCGGTAGTTGTGTCTGTCTGGTCGTATGTGTAAGTCAGTTTCACTTCATCACCGGACTTCACCGTCTTGTTCGGGGTGACACGGGTCAGCACGACTTTTGTCGTGGCAACGGTTCCGCCGCCACCACCGGTGAACATGTCGCTGGTGCTGATAACCTCCCCGGCTTCATTAAGGAGGCTCAGGGAATAGGCTTTGTCCGCACCTTCGCCGATTTCATTCAACTGGAGGGCGGTTCCATAGGTAGAAGCCTTTTCGTTTATTTTTGAGACCACCGCTTTACCGCTCACCGGATTGGTGGAGTTCTCGTTTACAGCCTGATCAACTTCAACCACAGGTATGTCAAGGCTTACCTCGCCCTGTTCATCGGGTGTAAGGTCTGAACTTGTGGTGCCTTTCGTCACACGTATTTTCTTGATTGCATCACCGCCGCCGTAACGGTTCCAGGCTGACGGGGTCAGGAAAGACGAAATGTCCGTGCCTTCAAAACGGTAGTCGAGCCACTTTCCGGCTGACGCTTCAAAGGTTATCACCATGCCGGGCTTGCTGTCATCATCGATATCGGCATCGGCAAGAGCGGCCACGGCGGTATCCTTTGTGTAATAGCCGGAGCCGAGAGGGTGTAGCTGTGTCACGTTGTAGAAACCGCTGCCGGAACCGCCACCGCTGGCCTTTACCAAATCACCGTCTTCCTCGCTCCAGACGTACAGCGTGTCACCACAGATATACGTTTTGTCTTTCAGAACTTCATTTCTTGACCATGTGAGAAACAGATCCGGAGATGGTACACCTTCAACATTCCAACTGTTGTAAAACTTTCCGGACAGCTGGTAAGCAAATTGTTTCTTGCTCTTTATATATACGATAATACCGCCTGCAGATGTGCTTGATGCAAGCTGTATCTCACCGCTTTCAACGAAACCGGAGAATCTTGCTGTGGCACCCTCAAGAGCAGCCTTTGCAGTTTCTTCGTATGAGGCGGCTGCTTCCTGGGCTGCCGCAGCAGCAGCATTTGCCTTGCTTGCTGATTCGTTTGCAGTGGCTGCCGCTGAATTGGCCGCGTTCTTGGCATCTTCGGCGGTCTGGGCCGCTTTGTTAGCTGTCTGCGCAGCTTCTTCCGCTTTGGCCGCCGCATCGGTTGCGGGCTTCTGTAATAATGAAACAGGTACTGATACAAGTTCATTTCCCTTAACGGCAGGAAGTGAGTTGACACCGTTTAGCGATGTCACCTCTTCCAGTTCCTGCACGCCCTGGCTCTCCGCCTTGATTGCGTTGAGAACCTGCTGTATGTCTTCTTGTGATATTGCCATAATTATGCAGTTTTATATTGGTTGAACATTTTTCTTGTCTCCAGGTATTCCATATCATTCTCATGTTTGTAAGCCTCACGTTCAAAGCTGATGGCGTGGTATGCGGCATTTGCATTTCTCAGTCGTACAAGATGCCACACCCATTCAGTCAGGTACAAAATATAGAAACCGATATAAAGAAGCTCTTTCATCTGTTCCGTGTGGATTGCCTCATGGTTGAAGTCTGTTTCTGACATGATGCAACCCTTACGTACAAAAAGTAGCCCTAAAAGATTTATACACTTGAATCCTTTGAAAGGAATCAATTCATTATATACTATTTTCATTGATACCTCCTTCCTCAAGCTGTGCTCTTAACCCGTCAATGAAATTAGGTGCGCATAGTTTATATGCCACATCTTTTATCAGTCTAACTTCATCATCGGAATATTCCGTTTCACCCTCGCTCCGATAGATTTTCATAGCAAGTGCATGGGCGCGAATTCCATTGATGTTCATATATATCATGTCTGCAAAACTTTCACGCGCATCGCCTGTCCGTTTGTTTTTTCCACTTATACCTATTGGTACAGTAAAATTCTCAAAGTTTAATTTTGCCATAATTATTATAATTAAACATACATTGCTGTTGTATTTATCACTAAAAATTGAAAACCACCGTCATTGGGGCTATCATCATCACCTGTATAGACATCAAAATATGTTGTTTCCTGAGCCGATACAGATGCATACCTTCCAGTTCCCTCAGCAAACCCAGTTAGGAGTACGGTATAGTTATTTTTGTCGCTGAATGCCTGACCAAAAGTTATCCTGTATTTTCCCGTGCCTATTTTTGAAAAAGTAATATTTTCATCATGATACTTTTTAATCTTTACAAGACTGTCATTCCTAACCATACCATAAAACATTACATGTAATGGAAATCCGTTGTCATGATCAGACTTGTATATTCGGTTTAATACAATCCAACCTTTGAAATTATCACCCTCACCGTATCCTATTATCTCCACACCACTATTTCGAGGTATTTCCAATGTGTTCTTTTTTACTCCGTTCTCGAAATAGTATTTCCCGGATGGGGCTGTGTGTGTCAATGTTCCTCCTGAAGTATCTGCCCCCCAGTTGTCGTTCATGATTATAGCTCTAAAACCGTTATATTCTGACGAAAAAGGAATCACCACAGCTGTTTGCCAACCTCCACCGGGTATAGGTATAACTACATTATTGTTATTCTGAAGTCCAAGTGTTGAAACAGTTAAAGGACCGTCAGCGGATAGGACATAATAGCCGTCACGGAATGGTGTCCGCAGTGTACCATTAATGATAACATCTGTCAATTCAGAATTTTTTATTGTAGCCTTAATAGTTTCAATACTTCCATTCTCTAAAATCTTGAAATTACTGTTTGCCGTCACAAGTCCTTCCAACGATATATTTTTTGCTGATATTTTAATGTCCGAGGCTGTTTGATTTATCATTGACACAATGTTTCCATCAGCATCAAAAGCATATAACTTGTTTGCCATTGCGGTTGTTACAAGTCCAGCCTGATTCTTCAATACTCCGTTTTCGTCAAAATATTGCGACATCAATTCGTTATACTTTGCCGTTGTGACGATGCTTGATGTTTCTATGACATTGCCGTCCTTGTCAAAGTTGGCAGCTGCTATTTTTACCAGCTTCTCAGACTGTTCGAACAGCGTTTTGTATTTGTATGCCAAGGCTTCTGCGCGGTCGGTACTCAACACCAGCATGTACAGGTATATTTCACCCGTGAAGGACAATTTGAAGTCGCCTGTTCCATTCCATAATCCGGAGTGATTGAATATCTGGTATCCGTCCGTAACGTCAAGTTCGCCATCGTAGGAAAACTCGTTGAAATTCTCGAAACCAGATTTATCCAGTCCTTCGAACTTGATGATCATCCGTCCGGCTTTTGCTACGCGATAGAAGAAACTCAAATATACGGCTTCCGGTTTTTTCTGTCCCTCATCATTTATATCGTTGTAGTCGGGAATAAAGCGGAAGTTCTCATGCTTCTGGAGGATATATTTGTTCCGGATAAATACAGTAGTACGTCCGTCATCGGTCTTGACGGTGGCGTAATTGGTCTTATCGGACAAAGGTGCTCCGTTCGCCCAGATCCACTTGCTGCCCAGCAGGAAGAAGGTCGCCTCGTTCTCGGTATCCCATTTGTTCATTCCATTTCCGAATGACGCGTTGTCCAGGTAACTCTTATCTTCCGTGAAGTCTTTTCGCAAACCTTCTACGGCAGCTTCTATTTTTCCTTCAGTTATTTCAAAACGAGTCAGGATGTCCTCGCCGGTAGTCAGAACGAACGTCCCCATCAGGTACACATTATCACCATACAACCCGTTACCGTGCGGCTGATTATCTGCAGGGAACCGGCTGTCGCTGATTCCGTCCAGATTACCAAGGCGAACGCGCAGACAGTCGTTGAAGTTCTTGGCACACACACCGTCCAGTACGTCCACACGCGGCTGTCCGTCCTCGGTGGCCGCAATGGAGATGAGGTTCTGACGAAGCCGGTTCTGCGTGTTACCCATCAATACACATTCGTCGCCTTCTTTCGGCTCCACACCGCCGAACTCGCTCACGGGTACAGTGATACCATTCCCGTCCGAGGCGGACACTTCGACCCAGTAACCGCGTAAGGATGCGCCGGTGAACTCCGCGCAGCGCATCAGGTCGTGCGCTACGAATTCATTGTCCTGCTCGAATGTGATTTTATAGTTGTCTCCATCCTTCGCTACAGTCTTTATTTTACCGCTGGCCGCACTGACGACAAATTGGCCGCCAATGCTGCGCACCTTCTGGATGAGCAGTTCCAGGGCTACCAGCGTCTGTCTGATGGTCACTTTGTCGATGGTCAGGTTGCTTAGCCCCGTCAGTGCGTCCATCCATAACTGCCAACCCTCTCCGGTCATACCGTCCACGAATTTCAATGAGCGCAGTAATTCACGGATGACTGCGGTCAGCCATTCGGCATTACCGTCACCGTCCACCGTTGCACCGCTTCCTCCGGCTTCATACTTGCCGAAGTCGGCTCCCTTCAGGAAACGTATCTTTTCTTGTGCGGTATCCTCGCGTAGCCTGCTCAGTGCTTCCTTCAATGTCCTGCGTGCCGAGAACACATTGTTGTCAGTCGGGTAAGTGTTATCCCAGCTGCGTATCAGGTCTGGGAAGCTTCCGGACGTGGCAGTCTTGACATAGTTCTTCGCATCGGTGATGCTGTCACTTATGGCTTCCATTGTTCCGGTGCTTGTCGCATCACTTATCTCGATATCCATCTGCGAAGGCAGGTTCACTTTTCGTGTGACCTTTGTAATGCGGCTGTTTCGGAAACCCGTTTCCGGAAAGTATTTGGTACTTTCCAGACGGACACGACGACCGATGTACAGGTCTATTCCGTGTTCCTCGATATAGACATGGTCCGTAGGTGATTTGTAGCAGCTTACATCAATGGCGTGTTCCTCATTATATTTGTCAACTGCCTGCTTGAACTCCTGCTCCGCCAGTGGATAATACTCATCCGGCATGCGTATATTCCAAAGGATATATTTGTCTCCGACTTTAGGTATCAGGGTGTCATTCGGAAGCTGGGTGTCATCATCATACGGCCAGATGGTTATGATTTCAAATTCGCGCGTATCACTATTGAAGTTAACCTCAAAATAATATGTGCCGTTTTCTTCATCACCAAGACCAGCCAGTTCACTGCCTTCCTGGAATGACACACGTTTTACTTTTTCTCCGATTTCATAATCGTTCGGATCGAACCCCATGCTGTCATCACGGAAATAATATATTTTGTAGGGATTACCGTCCTCGCCTGTAACCTGTTCGCTTCTCACACCAGTTACGGTACCAATGCGCTTCGGATAAATATCTGCGAAAGCATCAGCCTCATAATGGTGCCATATACCATATTTTTCAACATTGACATCAATATGCTTTTCACCGTTCGGAAGCTGGAGGCGTGAATGTCCGTATCGCTCCGGATCTATATTCCGGCTGCTTCCTATCGGATATAAACGGGTGTAAAACTTTACATTGTCCGCCATGTCACATTCCAGGGAAGTCAGCCCCTTGCCGTAAGCCAGTGTCACTTCCTCCCCATGCTCACACCGGCACACATTGACGGTCTGCCCCTCACACCACCATTCAGCACGGTTTCCGGCTTTCTCTGCCACCTCTTTCAGTGCCTCGTCACAGTATTTACCTTCGTAGTCGATAACGATGTTTTCCGTGCCTTCCACCGTTCCGACTTTCCAGTCGGTGGTATTGTTCATCCCGTTGTTGATGCTCTTCACAATCAGGGCGACATGTTCTCTTGGTGGGGCGGTCAAAGTAAAAACCGGCTCATCGTCCCCGTCTGTATCATTCAATACGAGAAAACGTTTCAGAAGGCTTTCGATTCCGTACAGCTTTACATCATACTTCCACTCAACGGTGGACAGCTGCTCCGGCTTGTATTGCTCCATGAGCCAGTAACGTTCGCCCTGGAATTCTGTGTAGTCATTCACCTCAAGCGCAATATGCTCGTACAAGGTAAAGGACAGGGTGAGAATATTGTCGCCCTGTATCTCCTTGACCTGTGTACTGTTGTCATCTGTTGCTATCTGTGCCTTTGCAATTCCGTCACTTCCGTATATTGTTATCATATTCTAATGCCGTTTTAATGTCGTTATAATTGTGGCTGCGGTTCACGGAAAGTCACGTAGAACCTGCTGGCCTGCTTCCCTTCCTTCCAAAGGTATGTCAGGGGTTCGTAGTCGCTCGATTCTTTGTAGAATACATGCAATGTCATATCAAGGTCTGGAAAAAAAATATCCAGCCATCCGTCATCCCCTTGTTTCAGAAAAGCAACAAAGCCTCTGTACTGTTCGAGCCATTTGTTACGAGTATCGGCGTAAAGGGCGAAGTAAAGTTTCACGTCACGAGCCTGGTTTTTCACGTCCAGAACGGATGAGTATTTTTCCCCATTCTCTTCGCGAATATCTACCGCCACATGGGTTTTTGTTTTTGAAGGGGCCATGATTGCCTTCAGGTTATTCCTATCGCCCCGTTTCTTTTCAACGAGAAAAACGCCATATTCCTTCCAGACGTCCACCCCGTTGATAAACATTTTACCTCCTAATACCGCATCCATATCATTTTACTTTTATTCCGTCACGTTCCATTTTCTTTATATAGTTATTGATCTCTGCAAGGTGCTTTGCACTGGTACCGGTGTTCTCCTCAATCTTCTGAAGGTGATCGATGGCAACACCCATCTGTTCGCTTACATCTTCCATCCTCTCATCAATACTTGCCCAGTGCATCTGTCCGGAAACAAAAAGTCCTTCCAGTTTGCTCCCTTGATCCTGACTCATTGCATCAAAACTGCCGGACTTACCGCTTTGTGATGTGCCTCCGGAATCCAAATCAACACCGGCGGCATCAGCCATTGCGTCCAGACGCTCACCGGCCTCCTGCATGGCTTCTTCGAAACGTTCACGCCAGTCTGACAGGTAGTACTTATCTGCGGTGCCGTTGATAAATGCTTCTGACAGTTCGTTATACAAAGGCTGAAGCACCTTGGAAAGGTCCTGATACATGAAGGCATTTAATACAGCTTCTGCCAATGTATCCTCTGTAAATTCTCCCAACTTACCGATGTCACTTCTCATTTCCTTAAGTGCATCTTTTGCATTGGAAAGGAAGCTGTCGAATGAAACACCCATTACCATTTCCCGCATTGTAGAGTAGCATTCCTCAATGTTCTGGACCAGTTCCTCAACCGTTTTTCCGCTATCCACCCATGCCTCGTAATAGTCACGGGCGGCATCGCTCAGTTTGTTTTGGTTGTAGTACAGTTCTATCTGCTCCGCACTCATACCGCGGAGGCTATGAGTAACAGAACCTCCATTTAAGGAGTTACCCCATTCCCAATGTGCATCACTTCCCTGGAGCTTGTTCCAAAGGTCATCATAAACCGCCTGTTCCGCCTTGAGGTCCTGTTGTAATTGTGAAAGTTGCTCAGACTGCGCCTCCCAGACTGATATGCTGGACGGTTTGGCATAGCCTTTCTCCACCAGCCAGTTCAGCAGTTCCACGTCCTTGATAATATCACTTATCAGACTTTGGTTGGCTGCGTATTCCTCGTTACGTTTCCGGATGGCGCGGTTTGTTTCAATTTCGGCAATATACCATTCGCGCTTCATCTCTTCCATCTTTTCCTTCCAGCTCGTGAACATGGAAATAATAGACCCAAGTCCGCTTAACGTATTGGTGATACCACCGACAATGTCTCCGGAAAAAATCTGTCCTATACCGGTTCCCATATCCATAGCCCCATCAACAAAGGTCATCATCTCGTCGATGGACTGTGCGAAACGGTCACCGAATACGGCACCGAGGGAATCTCCCCAGCCACGGATTGTAGAAGTGAGTTCCTTTCCTTTGACATTAAAGTCTTTCAAAGCTCCGGATATGTCACCGTCTTTTTTGATGGCTTTAAGCAGGTCATCATAAGAGGTCTTGAATGCCTTGAACGGATTGCCTTTCTCCAGTTCCTTCTGTATTTCCTTCACACGCTTCTGCATCCGCTCGAATTCGGCTACGGTAACCGTCACTTGCTTCTTAACGAAATTTCCGTTCTCATCCTTTGCCGGTACCGAAAGTGAAACACCGCCGGAACCGACCTTTGCACCGGATAGCACATCCTTTGCCTGGGCATAGAAATCTGACAATGCTTTATACCCTTTTTCGGAAACGTCACCGAATAGTTTGCTGTAAAAATCGGACGCTCTCAGTATGTCTTCTTCCAATGAAGCTATTTCCTCTTTGTACTTCTCTGTTCTGGCAGAAATGGAGGATTCCACGTCAGATGTATCAGCCCCGGATTCCTTTAGCCGTGAGAGTTCCAGGTTGTAAGCGGCCATATCCTCATTATACTTGCTGTCAATATCACGGCGACGCTGGTCGTAGGATTGATATTCCTGCAAAAGAGCTTCCAGTTTTTTCTTTCCTTTGGCGACCTCGTTTCCTTCAACGTCACGCACGCCGTTTTCCATACGGCCATGTGCCTCGGCATAAGACTGCACAAACCCCTGGCTTTGTTCTTTTGTCAGTGTGCCTCCCTGTGCCGCACGAAGGCGGGCTTCCTGTTCATTGATTTCGGCAATTTCCTTCTCGTAATTCAGGCGTATCTGGCGAATCCGTTTATCGCTTCCTTCCTTCATCTTGTCGATGGCCGCCTGTTCATCCTTCCATTGCTGTTCGCGCAATTCTTTCGTTTTACCGGCATAAGACACAATACGGAGGACATCACTTTGCATGGCGTCAAATTCGGCCTGATATGCCTCTTTCTCCGCTTTCTGACGGGAGGATAGATTCTGGCTTCTGGCATCATCCAATGCAAGCCTCTGTTCGTCGGTAAGACCGTCCGTGCCGGTGGTAAGACCGGCTTTCTGATTTTCGCGTTTCCATTTAGCCTCAAGTTTGGCTATCTCATCATTTTTGGCCTGGTATTCATTATCCAGCTGACGCAGTTTTTTTTGCAGACCTTCTTCCATCGCCTCAATCTCCGCCGCATCATTTTTCCGTTGCAGTTCCACCAGTTCCTGGCCGAGCTGTTCCGCCGACTTCTTTTCACGTTCAGCCTCTCTGTCCGCCTTTTCTTTCGCCTTGTTTTTCTTTTCGGCATCCTTGTTGTCTTCCGGTTTTGTCCGGTCATATTCCTTTTTGGCAAGGTCAAGCGCATCCTTGAGCTCCTTGGCTTTCTTTTCGTATTCCTCCTGTGTCAGACTATTGGATGTCTCCGAAAGGAAATCATTGTAGGCTTTCAATGCCTCTTCATATTCTTTTCTGGCCGTTTCTGCCCAGTCCGCACTGGAGTCTTTTTTCAAGTTACGCTTATTTTGCTCCGATCGTAATTTGTTCAGCTGGTATTGCAGTTCGTCACGGCTGTAAGTTCCTGTAAGACGTCCGTCGCCGTATGTTATTTTTCCGTACTTCTTTTCCTGTACGGACATCAGGGCAAGAAGGTTCTCACGCTGTTTTATCTGTTGTGTGAGTGTTTCATTACTTACCCCCGTCAAGTTCTCGAAATACGCATTCACGCTTTCTTTTCGTGCCTGTGCTGATAGTGCCTTACGTTTATTCTGAAGGTTTTTCAGTTCTGATTCCTCAGAAGAAGATAGCCCCCCGATTTTCATTGTATAGGCAACACCACCACTGGCTGTATAAGTCTGATAGCGTTCGGTAGCTTTTTTCGCCTCAAGCTCTTTAATTCGTGCATTGACCTGGTGCAGTTCGTTTTCCGTTTTTGTAATTGAGGAACCAGCCTCCAGTGCAGCAATTTCTTCCTTGATACGCTTGATGTTTTTCAACTTTTCATATTCGGTGTCGTATTTGGCGAATATATCCGGGTATTTCTGCTCCAGCCTGTTCAATGCCTCGCGTCTGGTATCGGTGGCAAGGCTCTCATCACCGGCAACACTGCATAATTCTTCCATCTTACGACGGTGTTCTTCCTCGGCCTCTATCGTTTTCTGCTTTGCTGCCTGGTAGTCTTCCTCTGCTTCCCTCAAACGCTCTTCCTCGTTCTTCATCGATATCGTTGCCGCTACGACTCCGGCAATTAATGTGGCTACCAGGACATAAGGATTGACAAGCATAGTGGCATTAAGCATCTTTTGTGCCTTTTCCACAAGCACCAACCATCCGTAGTGTATTGTCTCGGCAGTTGTCAATGCTCCAACACCGGCAGTCTGCAGGGCTTGCATGGCGGTAACAGCCATGACTGCAGTTTTATATACTCCGTAAGTTGCAACAAGTCCGACCAGAACACGTCCGACCTGCTCATAATGTTCAATCAGATAGGAAACGCCACTCAACGAACTGTTTATAATGCCTTCAGAACGATTCCCTATTTCATTGAACATGGTGGATATGCTGTCTTCAATGTTGGATATCTGTCCGGTAATGGTCTTGCTCTGTTCTTCCATGAGGTTATAGAACATGCCGCCCTCATTGGTAAGGTTCTGCAGTGCTTTCTGGACTTCCGGGAATCCGACTTTTCCAGCTTCAACCATTTCACGTACCTTGCTTTCTGCTACCCCTAAAACATTGGCCAGTTCTCGACCCAAAGGAATACCTCTACCGACAAACTGGTTGTAGTCCTGGGTGTACAATCGACCTTGTGTCATTGTTGTGCCGTAAAGATAAACCAGATCATTTAAGGGCTGGTTTAGTCCGGCTGCGATATTGCCCAGACGGATGAGGTCGTCATTTACGTTTTCCACGTTCTCACCGTATGCGAGCAGCTGCCGGGCACCGTTGGCTATTCCCTGCAGGTCAAAAGGAGTTGTCGCGGCTGTACGAATAAGCTGATCCATCAGTTCGGAGGCTTTTTCCTCGCTTCCAAGCATTGTATTGAAAGACACCTCCAGCTGCTGGAACTCACCGCGAACCTTGATGATATTCTGAACAAGCTGCTGCACGGCAAAAGCACCCGCAATCTTGGATGCAGTATTTTTTACCGATTGGGCTTGTCGGTCAAGCCGCTCCATTTCCGATGTAGCACTGCTTGTCTTGACTTTCAGCTCATCTACTTTTCGACCGGCTTTGTCAAGTCCGCTTGTAAGCCGGTCTTTCATCAATATTTCTATTTCTACAGGTTTTACGCTCATTTTTTAAGGTTGCTTTGAAAGAATCCTACGATTTCATTAGCCTCGTCCTCGGCACTCTTCTCCTCTTTTTTCTTCCGTATGTACCGTGGGGCATCGGCCAGCATCATTATCAAGGTCTGGAAGTTTACTCCTTCCAGGATATACTTTACACTCCAGCCGGTAGCGTTTGCTATCTGCCAGACGAACCCGAAGGGGCTATGGGAGGGCTCATAGACCGTCTTTAACTCCCCTTTATCTTTTGGCTCAGTTTCAGCCTCAGTTTCATCGGATTCATCTTCTCGGCTGATCTGATAATACTCGTAAAATGGTCCGTCCCCAATAGCATGATAAAACTGTGCATCGCCGCCTCAAGGTATTCCTTTTCCATCCAGTTCCTGACCCACCATGCCGTGAAACCGACAAGGAAATGACGGCTCCACCATCCTCTGCATAATGTGTAGGCTATCATCCGGCTTATCCTTTTACCGTGCAAGGCGATAAAAGCCATTTCTTCTTCTTTGGTGAATTGCTTTATTTCTGCTGCAGTTACTCCCAAAGACAGATATACCTGTGCCAGACGCATCAAACCTCCCATACGTGGTCGGCGCATGGTAACACGGAGCTTAATCGGCTTTTTGATGAATGGAACGTGAATATCCTTTAAGGGGACGGACACGCCCCTGTCTAACAAGGCGGCCGCCCCCTCATGCTGAATAATACGCTCTGTATCTTTGTCCATACTAATCTTCTGCTGTGTCGTTGATTTCGTATGGTGCCGTATCCGGTTCTTCCGGCTTGTTCACCTTGAGCTGGCATTCCAGCTTAGACACTTCGGTCAGCGTCAGCTTGCCGCCTAAGTTGGCCATGATTGTACCATTAGGTATAGTCATGGTCTGGCCGCTCACGAACTTGATTTTCCACGGACCGCGCAATTCCACAAGGTCTGTCGGTGCTTTCCAGCCGGTATAGTTTCCTGTTGATCCGACCAACGTGCCACCCAGAACAGCCTGAATATTCTCATAATCCAACTGGATAAGGTTGAATGTCGGTGCTATAGTCGCGTTCTTGTTGGCTAACGTAAGAACCGGGGCATCCGGAACTTGTTCGGCTTCCACATCCGTACTCTCAGGCTTCGTGCCTCCCCAGTCCCAGCTGCCCTTTTCGATATAACCGATTTCCTTTTCATTGAATGTTACCACGGCAATGCCGTATATGAATTTTTTATTTGCCATCTTTCTTCTGTTTTAGAATGATATATATTGCTGTTGCTGTAAAAATGCTCAATAGTACGCCTATCCCGAATCCGCAGAAAAACGTTTTAACGGGATTCGAACGCTGTTTTACTTCCGTTTCGTACAGACTGGCCATTTCCTCGTAAGCCTTCTGATATGATGCGGACTTCTTTTCGTAGTACTCTACCAGAATTTGCAGACTGTCACAACTGGCATATACAGTAATTACGTCTTTGTTACGGCTCACCGAAACATTGGCCTGGCCGCTCTTTCCGCTGTACGATGCCATTGGGGGGAGCTTCATCAGGCTGTCAGCCTGTATCTCCAGCTTCACCTCCGATTTCGGTACCGTTTCCGTCCGTATCAGGCGGACTTCGCTGTCCAGACTGTCCGTCATCGTCCGTACCGCTTCCATCCGGGTTTCCTGTTGCGTTGTCTTTCGGGTGCTCGCGCATCCCACGCAACACAGGGCAATCATCATGATGCTTGCAACTGTTAGCAGTATCGATAGCCTTGCGAAGACGGGCCATTTCACGTTTGGTGGCTTGCAGATCTTTCCGTGTCGCATTGAGTTCATCTTTTAATGGTTCGACAATATTGTTTACAAGTATTCGGGTGGCATGCTCAGCGTTGTCAATACGCACTGTTTCGGCTTCCGCCTGTGCCTTCTCAGCATCCGCGTTGGCCTGTTTGACTTTTGCCTTGAGTGTCACAATGCCAATCACGGTTGCCAGGAGGGTGCCACCCAGTACGAAATTGATAATTTCACTGAGCTCCATTTTTATAACATTTTACTGTTTGATACCTATTGATTTTAACCACTTTGGCACATCAAAACTCGGACATGCCTTTGCCGCAAGCTGATTGTGCCCGACAATGCGGATATCAGGAAAGCGTTTGTGAAAGTCCTTCACGTATGCTTCCATTGCTTTCAACTGTTCGGATGTACGGGTGTCTTTAGGAGTCTTACCGTCCTTTGCGACACCTCCTGCATAAACCACATGGCGTGACACGGAATTATATCCGGCAACCCCATTGGTTATTTCCCAGTTGTCAACGTTCGCATCCTCGTTATTGTCCACAAGACGTTCTACCGTCCCATCAAGATGTATCATATCCGTATAGCCTACCTGTTTCCAGCCACGCCCGCCCTTGCTTACCGGGCCGGTGTGCCATGCTCGTATCTCATCAGAAGTTACTTCACGGCCTTCTGGCGTGGCTGTACAGTGTAAGACTAAATATTTCAATTTCCCCATTGTCATTCAGCTTTATATCCACTGGTCATAACAACACCTGCGTCTGCTTTCTTAAACATGCAGATAAAGTAATGACGGAAGTTTATTTTGTTGCGCTGGTATTCCGGATCTGTCTCTGCCGCGCTGTAGTACATCTTTGTCGAGCCGGTAGCTTTGAACACGCGCTGCGTATAGAAGGCGAATGAACACTGGAATTCTCCAGTCTCTGCAGTTGATCCAACAGCCTTCTTGTTGCCGGATGTATCATACAGTGGGTTATTACCAAATTCATAAATGTCAAAGCCATACAAACGACCGATTTTCCCTTCTGTCTGGTTTATATTGTATTGCTCCTTGAATTTCTGGTCTGCCATCAACAAGTCATTTACATGGTCACTGCACAATACCAGACGGCGTCTGTCAGCAGGAACTTTAAGGTTGTCCAATTCTGCTTTCATTCGAACCAAATCCGATGGGGTAAGACGTAAACGTCCTGTTTCCTCGACACGTTCCCCGGTAGTGACCAGTACTGGAGTCTTAGTTGTATTTTTTGAAGCGCACAATGCGTGGGCTGCCTTGGCAAACTTTGCATCATTGATGGCATTTGAATGGCTTTCTTTTACTCTCGACATTTTGTCATAGCTGATAGCATACAGCTCATCGTCCGTAATAGGGGTTACCTTGGTCTGGAACTTATCCAGTTCAATGGCTATATCACTGTCGTCCAATGCCTGTAATGGGATGGGATATGTCGTATTGTTGACAAGGACATCCGGGTCTACACCGACATCTACAAGATGAATGACATCATTGTTCACCAAAGAGGAACTATCAGGGATTCCGTCAAGCCATGTTCCCTCCAGCAGACCTCGTAATGCTTTCACCATTTCACCGGTCCAAATTTCCTTATACACTCCGGCACGAAGCACGCCCGACGGCATTGCGTCACCAAACAGAGCGGCTACTGCATTCATACCGACCGCACCTGTGACAGGAGAAACTCCGGCAGCTACCGCCAGCATGCCGCCTGTCAGACAGTTGAACAGGACGGCAGCCAGCAACATAAAAGTTTTCTTTTTCATTGTTTTTTTGTTTTATAGGGTTTTACATTCAGATTTCACACTCCATGCCATACTCGGCCTTATACAGTCGTTTGTATTCTTCCGGCTGTTTCTCGCGCATTTCTTCAAGTTTATCCGACGGTACTTCACTCAATTTCTTATAAGTGGCCGTCGTTACAGTTGATGCACCTCCCTGATGTCCGATTACTGCGCTCAGCTTTACTTGCGGTGACATGGCTTCAAAGGTCTTTTCCAGGTCTTCCACACCGACCTTTTTGCCCAGTTCCACAAACTGCTCTTTCTTGTCTGCCCCGATTCGCTTCTCTGCGATGGCTTTTTCTACAACCGATGTAATACGGCCAAGTTGCAAGGTCTCATTTTCTTTTCGCAGTTTCTCTTCATTATCCTTGGAGGCCTTAAGTTCAGCAATTTTTGTACTGATAGCCGTCTCGTCCGCCGTTTCCGGCAAGCCCAACTGCAGGGCAATAATTTTCTGATCCATGTCTTTTGATTTTTGAGGTTTATTGTTCAACAATGGAAGGAGGCATTCACCATCCTTACCGAGATTTATCACTGTACCATTCTTTTTCAGGACAATGGCGTCATCATTGGAACCTATGTCCACCAATGAAACTTCAAACAGCTTGCTTTTTGTTACGGTCGGCCGGGTCTGTCCTTGCACCAGATGCTCATCTGCATCACTCAGTTCAAGAATGTCTATACCGACACTTACCATGCGCAGACTCCCGAACTCATACTGTTTCTTGCAACGTTTCGACAGTTCGGTGGCTTCATCAAACACCAGTTCCCCGGTAACCTCGCCATCCTCCACTTTCAGGTCTTTTACAAAACCTATGACATTGCCGCGCTCATGCATGTACAGCAATACAGGGTTGCGCTGGTATTGTTCCACATTCATACCTTCAGTCAGTACACGGGAACCGTAGCTGTTCAGGCTGTCATTTGATATTCGTACTCTTTTACCATTCATTTTGCTTTCGCTTTTTGCGTTTTACGCTGCAATATTACAGAGCAAAAGACTGGCCGCCAAAAAAGTGTGAAACGGTTGCACACTTCTATGCAACCATTTCCTATCTTTTTTGCACTCAGCCTGAAACAATGCAACTTTGCTGTAAAATACAGCACGTATTCAACATTTTACAAGATATGAAGAAAGCAGACATTGAAAAGAAAAAGTCGCTCGGAAGGGCTCTATACCTTTCCGGGATGGAACAGACTGAGATTGCCGACAAGATAGGTGTCTCACGTGTCACCGTTTCCAAATGGTGCTCAGCTGAGGGCTGGAAAGAGGCGAGAGCGGCAAAAAGCATTACCCGACCGGAACTGGTCAACAAATTATTGTTGACTATTGATACACTTATCGAACAGGTGAATGAGTCCAAAGATGCCAGTCTTATTGCCGGTCTTGGGGACAAGCTGGCCAAATTGTCATCGGTAATAGAAAAGCTCGACAAGAAGGCCAACGTCGTTGATGCCATTGAGGTTTTTATGGCCTTTTCCAAATGGCTTGAACACAGGGCTCAGACAGACCCGGAACTTACTCCGGACCTCATCAAGGCCATTAACAAGTATCAGGACAAGTATATAGTCGAAAGCATGGGCGCAAGTCTGGGGAGGTAATTTATGGCTACTCAAGCGGAAATAAAACAAAGGTATGCGGAATGGCAGGAGCATTGTAAGCACATCCAGTCCATCACCGATACAGCACTGCTGGCTAAAGAAACACCGGTTGAAAAAGACAAACGCATCAGACGTTTGCAGAAGGATTATGCCGCCTTCTGTGAATATTACTTTCCGCATTTTCTCCAGTTGCGCGATAAGGTAACCGGTGAAGTCATCCGTACAATACACAACGCTCCGTTCCATAACACGGCTGCTACCAAGGTGAAGAATACCCCGAATCTGAAAGCTGTATTCAAATGGCCGAGAGGTCATGCAAAGTCCACACACTTTGACATATTCATGCCACTATGGTTGATGTTCCAACCCAAACGGCTCATCAACTTCATGGTCGTGGTTGGTAAAAGCGAGGACAGTGCTATTCGTCTGCTCTCGGACATACAGGCAGAACTGGAATTCAACAATCGTATCCTTGCAGACTTCGGGGAGCAAAAAAGTGTGGGCGACTGGCAGGAAGGCGAATTCACATCACAGTCCGGTGTGAAGTTCCTGGCCTGCGGACGTGGGCAGTCACCTCGTGGTCTGCGTGAACGTGAAGCGCGTCCGGACTATATTGTAATCGACGACCTTGACGATGACGAACTTTGCCGCAACGAGAAGCGCGTCAAGGACCTCACGGATTGGGTAAAGGAAGCCCTATTCGGGGCGTTGGATGTAGGACGTGGCCGTTTCATTATGGTAGGGAACCTCATATCCAAGACTTCCGTACTGGCCAATATTGCCTCCACCAAAGGCGTATATGTTTCCGAAATAAAAGCCGTGGACAGGGAAGGCAATCCTGTATGGAAAGAGAAATGGACGAAAGAAGAGGCGCAGGAATATCGTGATTTCGTGGGATACCGGGCGTGGGAGAAAGAAATGATGCACAACCCAATCAAGGACGGCACCATATTCCGCCACGACTGGATACGTTTCAAGAAGGTGCTGCCACTCGAAAAGTATGATCAACTTGTGTGCTACACCGACCCCTCGTTCAAGTCCACCACGGCCAACGACTACAAGGCATCGCGCCTGTGGGGAAAGACCGGTTCCGAACTCCACCTTATTGACTGTTATGTGCGACAGGACACCGTGACCGGTATGGTGCGGTGGCTTTACGACCTGCACGAACGTACACGCGACAAGGCGGCCATCCTATTTTTCATGGAGGCGAACTTCATGCAGGACATCATACTGGACGAGTTCACCGAGGAGGGCAACCGTCGGGGCTACCAGTTGCCCATCATGCCGGATATGCGCAAGAAGCCAGAGAAGCTCCAGCGTATCGAGGCAGTTTCGCCTTTGTGGGAGCGTGGGTTCGTTTGGTACAACGAGGCATTGAAGGATACCCCGGATATGCAGGTCGGAATAGAGCAGACGCTTGCCCTGGAACGTGGCAGCCGTGTACATGATGATGCTCCGGATGCAGACGAAGGGGCCATCTGGATTCTTCAAAAGCATACAAGACAACAGATTTATAAACCGAGGCTTGGATTAAGACGCCATTCCTCTAAAAACAGTTGGTGATATGTTCAAATTGATAAAAGATTGTTTGTTCGCCTGGAAATACAGGCGTGCCGTAAAAAGGGCAATAAAACTTTCAAAACTATACGGCATGAAGTTTTATGTGATTTATCTGAACGGCCGGTTGAAAGTCGTTCCTAAAAAAAACATTAAGGAACTGGTGGCACGCCACCGCTTTCGCAAGGGGATAACCGTACAGGACATTGAAAAACGCGCCCTGTTCGTAACGCACTGAAAGGAGGTACTTATGTTCATTACAGATGAGGATTATAAAGTGGTCATCGGAGAAAACGCATTGAAGGTGGTTTCACAAGTCAGTACGGAGAACCGTACCAATGCCGAAATGGAGGCACAGGAGGAAATAGCCGGGTATTTGCGCCCGAAATATGACTGCACGGCCATATTCTCCGCTGAGGGGGGTGTACGCAATAAGCTCGTAGTTATGTACTGCTGTGATATAGCACTTTATCACATGGCGGCTTCCTTGCCACAAAAAATGGGCATGGAGATACGGAAGGAACGTTACGAAAGAGCCATTAAGTGGCTGGAGGGGGTGCAGTCTGGAAAGATAATCCCGGATTTGCCGGTTGTCTTGGACGAAGAAGGACAGCCGGTAAACGGTACATTCATCTATGGCTGTCAGAAAAAACAACGTTATAACTGGTAGGATTATGGGAATATTGAAGGATATAAGACAATACTTCACAGGCCATGATGGTCGGGTGCTGCATACAAAATATGGGGACTTCAACCTTTCAAAAGAAGGTGACCGTAAGAAAATAAAAAAGATGGTTGTCGAACTACAACGGACAACCGATGCATTGACACGTAAGGATATCCAGGATTGGCGTAATGCCTGGCAACTGGCAATAAACATAGACAGCCCTAACCGTCAGTTACTTTACGATATATACCGCGATGTGGATGCTGACTTGCATCTGTCCGGATGTATTGATCAACGCAAAGGTTTTGTCATGTCACGGTCTTTCAAGATTGTAGGACCGGACGGTAAAGAATCAGAGGATGCGGCTCATTACTTCAACCAGGCATGGTTCCGCCAGCTGATGAAGCTGTCGCTTGATTCTGTCTATTGGGGGCACTCGCTGATTGAACTGGGGGAGGTCGTTACTGACGGAGACGGGTGTATATGTTACGACGGTGTAAAACTCATTCCGCGTAAGCATGTAATTCCTGAATATGGCAGGGTTATAACTGACCTTGGACAGGATTGGACGACCGGCATTGAATACCGCAAGCCTCCGTTTACGGACTGGCTAATCGAAGCAGGAGAGCCTGACGACCTCGGTAAATTCCTTAAGGCGGCTACTCAGACCATACCGAAAAAGAATGCATTGGCGTTCTGGGACACATTTGCAGAAATATTCGGTATGCCAATGCGTATTGCAAAGACTACTACACGCGATGAGAAAGAACTTGCCAAGATGGAAAAGATGATGGACAGTATGGGCGCGAGCCTTTGGGGAGTATTCCAGGAAGGTACTGAAATCGAGGTCGTAGAAAGCACCAAGGGGGATGCCTTTAATGTGTACGACAAGCGTGTGGACAGGGCGAACTCCGAACTTTCCAAGCTCATCATCGGCCAGACTATGACAATCGAGGACGGCTCCAGTCTGTCCCAGTCGCAGACACACCTTGAGGTATTCGAGAACCTTGTTGACGATGACCGCACCATGCTGGCCAACATCGTGAATAATCAGCTCATACCACGCATGGTAAAGCACGGGTTTCCGATTAAAGGGCTACGCTTTGAATGGGACGATTCAGTGGATTACACACCGGAGCAACAGGTATCCTTCGAAACGATGGTGGCGGACCGTTATGAAGTTGACCCGAAATATTTTGCCGAAAAATATAATATGCCGGTAGGTGAAAGACGTAATTCCGGGACTTCCCTTATTGGAAAGAAGGGTAAAGAAGATGAGGATGACAAGAACAGGCAAAAAAATGCACGGCCTTTTTTCGATTAAGCCCCGATGATTATTCGGGGCTGCACAGCCGCTATTCCATTTTGCTTGGAAGCAGTTCGCATCTGTCTGCCGATGGCGATATCCCATCAGAGCTTAAGGAAAAGCTCAAGTCAGCTTTTCAAGGAATGATGCGTGCTCTTTATAAAGAAGAAGGGGCATCGCTACGCATCGGCATTCTGGCAGAACCGGCAGCACAGGAATTCATCGGTCTGCACGCAGATACATTGAATAACTCTTTCCAGCAAGTGGAAATGTCGGACATAATGAGGAAAAGACTCAGCCGGTCGAATTATGTCTTTTCGGGCATGAAGGCTTTTCATGAACTCAACGAGTCGTTCCCGTCCTTATTGGATGAGAACGGCAATAGAAAGACATTCGAACGCTTCTTGAAAGACGTGCAAAGCATTGACGACACTTACAATTCCAATTACCTTCGTTCGGAATACAATTTCGTACAGTCCTCTGCTGAAATGGCTGCCAAGTGGGAATCTTTTATGCAAGATGGTGACCGATACTATCTGCAGTACCGCACGGCTAACGACGGAAAGGTGCGTCCGGAACATGCCGTATTGCATGGTGTTACCTTGCCTATCACGGACTCGTTCTGGGAAGAATACTACCCGCCAAACGGATGGAATTGCCGTTGTACTGTAGTCCAGGTTCGCAAGTCGCGTTATCCGGCTACACCGCACGATGAAGCAATGGCACTCGGAGAGGAAGCCCTGCAGTATGATACGAAAGGGATGTTCCGTTTCAATCCCGGAAAACAGGAAAAATCCGTACCGGACTACAATCCGTACACTACCAGCCGATGCCGGGACTGCGATATAGCCAAAGGAAAGGTTAAACTTTCCAAGGCGTTCATACCAGACAACGAGCTATGCCAGGCATGTCAGTTATTGCAGAAATGCGTAGCGGACAAAACTAAATCGGAAAGGGCAATAGAGAGGACGCACTACCTTCATACGATGGAACCTTTGCTTAAGAAGTCCGTAATACTTAAAACCGAAAATCGGGATATCCGGGTTGGCTTCACTATTTATGGCAACAAGCATCTGTTCAGTGATACCTTCGGACGTTCGTCTGTTTTGACGAAAGATGACCTCGCCACACTTGACAAGGTGTTGGCGGCTGCTGAATTCATTGAATCGTCACCATTGACACACCAGCGTAACGATGGAATTGAGCGGTTCTTCTATTATGAAGCAATCGTCAGGGGTAAAAAAATAAGGTTGAACGTAGCAAAAAAGGTGTGGAAACAAAAAAGCGGATATATACAGGAAAGCTACTTCTTATATTCCGTTAACGACATAGAAAAATAAAAAAGCACTTCAGGCGGAGCTTAGGACTAAAATGCCAGGTTTCCATTCCTTCAGTGCTTGGATTGCAAATATACAAACAATTTATCAAAACAAATTCATTATGAACAAAATTATCTCTTTTTTGAAAGAAAGTAACCGATGGAAGCATCTTGTTGGGGGCTTTTTAGTTGGATTATGTGCATGCTCTTCTTTTGGGGCATTATATTCATCCGCTGTTGCCGCATCGTGTCTTGAATTAAAGGATAAACTACATGGGTGTCCTTGGGATTGGTTAGATTGGATTTTTACTGTGATTGGCGGGGTAATAGCATGTGCCTCATGGATGTTTATTAATTAAATGAAAGTAAAAAGGCAGTGTATTGTATTACCAATGTACTGCCTTTTTTAATTTATTCTGTTTCACTTAAAATTATCTTTGAAACATCATCCTTTTTCAGAAGAAAATCCTTAACACATGTCTTATAATAGGTACCTTCTCCAAACCATTTTATTTCTATCTTATTGTTAGACGAATATATGGTGTCGCTTTCTTCCATGGAAGACAACTCTATTAAAGGTGAAGTTAATTGTTGACTTTGGATATAGATATTTGCATGCGATTCATTACGAAATATTACACGATAATCATTTTCTATTGGAGGCAATTCTATATCCTCGTGACATGAGCATAAGAACAAAATTAAAATTAAAAAACTTATATTCCACTTCATAAAATATTTTTTGCTACAAAGGTATTTATTTTTCCAAGGAGCGGAAAACAACACATCTATAAATTTCAATATTCTCCACAATATCTTCGTGATTATGGTTGGTGTCGCTTTCCACCAGGTCAAATTCCTTAAAGGTCTCCCCCTCCATGCAGCTAAGGGTTTCGTGTATTTCCTCAAGCAGGTCGAACACTTCCAGGCTTTCTTCCTTGAATAGGCTGTCGTCACTCATACTACCAGCCCAGTCGGTTACTACATGCAAAGCGATTTCCGGCTCCGCACGATATTCCATTCCCGGCACGATAGCGTTCCACCTGATGGGCCGGAATTCCACGAACACCGCCGGTCGTGCCCAATTCTCCTCCTGCTCGATAAATTCTACATTATGGTTCCATAAATCAATGTGCTTAATGGCACCGCCGCCGACCTCTTTCAGACGGTCGCACAACATTTGGTATACTTCCTTTCTCATTTCCTTTCTATGCTAAAATCCATATCAAAATAATCGTTCAGATTCTCTTCAATTATCTCACGCACAATACGCTCAACTTCAGGCCCTGTACCGAGGAATCTTCGCCGAGGTATGCGAATGGTAGTCCCGGCACGTTTGAGGGCCATAAAACGCCAGAAATCGGCCTCTGTGGAAAGCTGGCGCGTCCTCTTGTCATTCCGCCGTTCACCATTCTTTTTCCGCCCGAAACTTCCGGTGGCCTCATAATATTTGTGCCAGAAAAAACGCTTCATTTTCTCAGTCACCACTATCTCTCCTCCGTCATTGTGGATGGCTGCATACGGCAAGTCGGTATAGAACATTATACTGTCATCTGTTGTACGGCTCCGTACACTACGCCGGAGTGTGCCTGTATCCACCAATATCGTACCGCCCGGACGTGTCGGGCTTTTCCTTCGTGCCCAGGCATCATTAAAAAAAGCCTGACGTTCGAAGTTCCTGTCAAACTCATCGCCAAGCTCCACCCGGATATCAGACAAAATCCGGCGTATAATACTCTTTGTGTTCTTATCCATTCTGTTCGTTATCAAACTTAAAATATAGCTGGGTATCTTCTGGCATTTCGTTTTTGGGGTTGGCGGAGGCCTTCAATATGTTATAAAAAGTCCTCTCGCTGATACCATACACAGGATATATGTACCTTCGCCATATTTCCCTATTCGGGACACCTTTCTTGACGTAAAGGTCATATATCCTGTTGATGTCAGCGACACGTTTTTGATAACTTACACCATGTCGATTACCCATATTTTTATACTGTCAATCCATAACCTGTTCTACTTTTGGCTTATAAGGACGGATGTCAAGCGTCATTTCGCAACTTACCGTCACACGGCCACTTCCTTCACACTGCGGGCATACTTCTGTCTTTTTTATGAAGCGTCCCGAAATGAGCACACCCTTGCCGTGGCATTTACGGCAAAGGGCAATTTTGGGTTCTTTTGTTACATGATTTTTCATGCTGCGTCTTCTTTCTTTGGTTCTACATAAAAGGTCTCGTCTTGAGCTACCTGAATTCCACATTTAGCCATCTGTGGTAACATATCTTCCGTATCACGGTCAGCGAGCAGCTTGTCCTTGGCTATCTCCTCTGTCTGTCGTACATATCCGGGAAGGAACTCTTTTACCAGCTGTAATGCGCTCGCCCAGGTAAAGCCCTTCAGTGTTTTCAGTTTCGGGGTACCGGTACGGAAACCTATCACGCCGTGTGCCATCTCCAGACTTTTCTTCTTAGTGAACAGGTCTGCCTGATTCTCTGTTGCATAGGCTTGTAATGTATCAAATGCCTTTGCCTTTTCATCCTCAAGCTCGGCAAGTTTACTGGCATACTTTTCGCGGATCTTCGCACACTGCAGTTCGATTTCTGCCGTAATTTTCGCACTCTGGGCATCTGCTTTTGCATAGACGGCAAACGCTTCATCTGCCACTTCTCTTGTAACACCGGTGATAATCACCTTCTTTTCTCTTTTTGCCATAATTTTGTTTTTTAATGGTTTGATATTGTCTTAGTCTTCATTGTCATAGTCTTGCATCTCAAGTTCCGGATCTATCAGACAGGCTTCATGCTGGGTGTATGCCCAGTCTGCAAGCCGGTCGAAAAATTCAGCTGCTTCTTCACGTTCCATGTTCATAGTGGCTTCTCTGGCTTGGGTTGCCAGTTCCTTTAACGCTTGTTCTGATTTGCTGTCCATATCATTTAACATTTTGGGGCGTTCGGGTCTATCAGAACATACCCTATACCGACCGCCGGTTTAACTTTCCGTTCTTGTTTTTCCCTTAACCCGCCTTTGCGCTGAATGCTGCGCAGCTTGACGGCAAGTTGTTCCAATTCCTCTGCGCTAATTTTCCCAAACGGTTTTCCGGCTATTCTGGGATGTTTGCAGAAATCATTGATACGTGCCCAATCAGAGGTATCAATACCCAACTTCTGCATCAGCTTCAGGCAGACACTCCGGCGGTAACGTAATTCTTCGCGCATTTTCTGTCGCCACTCATCTTTCCCGGTTAATTTTTCCAAAGCATCACAACAGGTATTATATTCCTTTCGGGTCATTTCTCGCAGACTGTCCGTGCGCTTGCACGTGTACTGTAGTACAATGCTCTTTTTGAATTCTTCCCGGTCACCTCGATAGGCCAACTTGTTAAATAAGGCATAGAACCGGGCGAAATTGGTTACTTCCTGTACCATATTACTTGCCATTAAGTATCATTTCACATTTTGTTGATTTAACACTAACGCGATAAGCTACTTTATCTGGTTTGAAAGACTTATTCCTATATTCAGATTCAATCTGTTCGGCATATATCTTTTTGAATTCTTTACTCATTTCTGAAAGAATCACCTTGTTGTACTCCCCGCAAAAACCGATACGTGAAGAATGTGTTTCACGGATTTTTCCCATGTAAACAGTTGCAGTCAAAGTGATTACTACAACACCTGATTCCATTTTCGCATTACCCATATTTTATAAGTTAAATTGGTTTTCAAACAATACTTGAATACCACAGGAACTGGCTACATCAAGCTCCAGCTTTGCCCCTTTGCTAAGTTCCCAGCCACGCAGCATATAAATAAAATCACAACCGAGCAATAAGGCAATGTCAGCCCGCATGTGCTCTCTCCAGTGTGCTTCACCCGGCAACCCGTTCTTGAACGGATTTACCGGGCTGTAGCCTTTCAGACTCAAGAAACGTTCGGCCTGATCAAATGCCTGGCGACGTTCTTCCAAATCATAATGGGCAATAGCCCCGCTGATATAAACTTTCCCGTTTCCCATATCATTCTTGTTTTGATAAGTTGTTACTTGTTTGTATAATACCGTCTTCCCACACGACATAATAGCTTCCGGCTTCACCGATAGCTCGGCCTTGGCAATATGCCTTGTATCCGACTACACGTATTTTCATGTCACATATATATTTCAGACGAACTGCACCAGCCCCCATCGGCTGACTTTTCTTTTCCTGACTGATCCAGATAAAACATTTTTTCGGGAATTGTTCCATCAGCTCAACCGCATGGGGATAATCCCAATCTGCAACTTGGAATGAGTCAATAATGATAAACTTTGGAGATTTAGGCTTTTTCAACCTACTAACGAGTTCATCGTATGTATCATCTGTTGCCACCCGAAACTTGCCTTGTACTTCATTCATGCCCAGATACCCCATTCGCTTTTGAAAGCTCTGATTTACCTTTTCCTCATAGCTCATATACAATACCAGCCCATAATTGCACAGTTCCTTGGCAAGCTGCATCACGAATGAACTCTTACCGCTGGCACTGGCACCGCTAATGAACCAAGATGCGTTCTCTGCCGGGAATCCAAATGGGGCACTCCATTTCTCGCCCCACGGCAGCGTCACCCATTTCATGGCCGCTATTTCTTTTGGACTGTACGCACGTTTCATGACTTACTACTCTTTTTTCAATTCTTTAATTAAGGCGTCTGCTTGTTCAACACTTAATTTTGCCGCATCCTCTAAAGTCATTTCATTTTGCATGAGAACAGCGACACATTCCTTTGCTATCTCATATCGCCTTTTCTCCCAGTCTATCTCGTTTGCTTTTTTCATTTCACGATGGATGCCGATAACAGCATCCATTGCCTGCATTTCTATTTTTTTCATCATACTGTTGCCATTTTTAGTTTCTCAATTTCTGTATAGACTCTCCTTAATCCACCCCGTGTCTTGCGTACAATCTGTGCGATATCTGCACCTTCAGGAGCGTTCACCTTTGCCACAATCCGTGCTTGAGTAGTCAAGAATGCCTCACGTTCTTTTCCGTCATCCGGGGTAACCTTGCTGTATCGGTCGCCATAACGACTAAGCATTTCGGTATATCCGACCTTCTTACATTCTATCGAACGGTTTATTTTTTCCTTCAGACCATCCGCGCCCATCATATACCACGCACAGCATCGTTCGGTAGCATTCCACAAAGCCTTCAGCTCCAGGAAAGCCTCATACTGTAAGTCGCCAGCTTCATCCAGAATAATGAGTGGATTATCAATAGACCGGAGGTAATACACAAGATCCTCGTAAACATCCGAATAACGTCCCTTGCTGTCAACACCGAACTCGGCGGCAATTTTACGCACCAGCTTCAGCTTTGTTTTTACCTGTGAGCAGTCTATGTACACGGCGTTTTTGTGGTTCTGTACGTAATATCGCGCCGTGAACGTCTTGCCGATGTTTGGAATATCACAAAGGATGGCCGAGAGACTCGACTGCTGTGAAAACTCCAGCTGGGCGGTAATATACTCGAATGTGGCTGTCTTTGCAGCTTTCCATTCCATTTCACCGCGCAGGTTCACGCCCAACCTGCGGGCAATTCCTATCCAGTTTGCATCACTAAGCACTTTATCGGTCTGCCCGTTTTTAACGGCACTGTACACCGAAGTGGTGATACCAAGGGAGGCGGCATGTTTGGCGTCACTCGGATAATTGCCACGATTGGCGGCAATCGCCTCCATAATTCGTTTTTTTTGCGCTTCTGTAATCATAATCTGACGCTGTTATAATGTTATTCTAAAAGTCTTCTAATGCTGTTCGGGTGTTGCTTACATCCGGCATCCACTCGTCCGGCTCGTTTATGTTCGCCACAGAGGGCAATTCGAGGCTTTCTGTTGGCTTTTCTTCTTCCGGCTGTACCTTCGCCACGCCAACCTTTCCAATGGCTTTGTCACGGACATATTTGCCGAAACTGCTGATTTTCTTTTGCTGTTCAACATAGTTCACCACATCTTCCTCTGTTTGTTCCGCAATTACACGGTTGTAAGTTTCAACCTTTTCTACTTTGTCTATAAACCGATCCCCTTGGAAAATATATACATCCTGTGGTTGCCCGTTTTCGTCCGGTAAATAATAAGCGGTCACCTTATAGTTGTTCGTTTCCAGACGTTCAAGAACGGAAGTATCACTGAGCCACCAGTCTTCATAAGCCACACGCACTGTGGAGTTTCGCCGGATGCTTGTCTCTACACGCTCGCCAATATAGCGGCTTAAGGTCAGTTTGTCATACTTGCGGAGTGTCGGGTTTATGTTTGCTACCAAAACATCCCAACGTGTCATACCGGGATATTTTTTCTGGTTTGGATGCAAGCTGTTATTCCATTCGGCATTGTCATTCCTGTCATCTGCGACCAACTGCTCATAACTGAAATATGCGGCATCCTCGTAGGTGTCATTGTATTCGTCACTTACTTTCTTGCTTTCCACGCGCCATTTGCCTTTCCCGTAGAAACGACCGATACCGGCATGGTTCTTATGGATGATGCTGCGTTTCTTGGCTCCATTCAAAGGTTCTGCATATTTTTCCTGAGAATTTTGCGGAGCGCAGAAATGGACGAAATTGAATGCTACACCGGCTTGTAAAATTCCCTCTTTATATTCACTCATCAAGTGGTTTTCAACCTCAATACCGGCCGGTATTCCCCAACCGTTTCGCTCAATGAGCCGGAACATGTCACGGAAACACTCTACGACAAGCATCTGGTCTTTTTTTCTTCCATAACTGGCACCTATCACACATTGGCTTACCACATCATAAGCATAGTACGCATGTATGCGTTGCTTGGTATCTTTTAGCTTGCGTGTTAAGTCCACGTCATCCATGGTTATCTGCGACAAGCTGAACTCTCCGTTATGACGATGCACGTGTGGCATCTGCTCGTGCATGAAGGTCGTATATCCGGAAAGGGCATGCTCAAGGAGTAGCTTGTTATTAGGCTTGTTCAGTACGTTGTTGATGGTGCTTTCGCTCAATGATTTTGGTTCTCCGTTCTTGTCTGTCCAATCGTCAGGATTGAACACCTCACCGGTATCAAGATCCCAACACTCAAGCTCACCACAAACGAACGAAAGATACATCTCATGCACATTGGTGTTGAAAGGCTTGTTTTCCTGTGCGGCAAGGCTTAGAATCAGCCGTTCTGTCTTATAGTCAACCTTTCTTGCACACTGATTGCCGAATTTTCCGCTGATGAGGCACTCATAACCATATTGCTTGTATTCGTTTACTTTTTTCCTGAAACGAAGGGTACTTGCCGGTAGGTCATGCCCAAATTCTTCACGCAATGTTTCAATGGTCGTTGACATCATGTCCCAGTTGTATTTTTCGCCCATCAGCTTGCGGTAGTCACGGCTTCTGTTGTACAGTTTGATACAGGTGTTCAGCACAGAGGCATTCACCGCATATTTCCGGGCAAGTTCCGCTGTTGCTTTGTCACTGTGTTGGCTGGCTGCCCAGTTCGTAAAGAATACGACTGCAGCCTGGTCAAGTTCATAGTTCGATATGATCCAGCCACGCAACCGGACTTCATTACCTCCAGGATAGACCTCATCGACCTTTTCTTTGTAAGCGGTGGGCAGACTATCGACAGCAACCAAGGCATAGCTTCCCGACGCACCGCCACCTCGACGCACCACATCGATACGCCCGCGTGCAGACAGTTGCTTGTAGTTTGGAAGGGTCATAATACCACCATCCACAAGCTCCCGTGCCGAAATGCATAGTTTGTTGCCGTAATATTCCATATCCGCCTCCTCTTATCTTAAAGTCGATGCCCAGTTTTGGATTTCTGGAATATCTTTTACCAGTACATTCTCATAATGGCGTACCTTCATACCTTTATGGAACACATCACATCCACCGTTTTCACGGGAGAACTCCAATAACACATCATTGGGTAAATACTGGCGCATATATCCGTCTGCATCATGCAAAGTTTCAATTTCAGGTATTTCCACCATAACGATTCCTCCGCGCTCCATTGCCAATTTGCGTACTTTCCGGGCTAATTCTGTCTCACCTCGTCTGTCATCAAACCGTATTGCGTTGAAAACGCTGCGTTCGGTTATTCCAAACGCCTTCGCGATAAATTCGCGGTCTTCTCTTTTGATGTGAATGTACTTTTTCATATCTCACTCATTTTAGTTGTTAAACTTAGTAGGGCGCGGGGAATCGAACCCCATCGGCTGTCTTCTATATTCGTTTTCGCTTTCCAATTTTCCGGCCGTGCCAGCCGCCCTTTCCAATCCGTCTTTCCGGGCTGTCAGTTATCCGGCAATCTCTTTGCCTTCTTGTTTCTTTAATTCATGCCACTTTAAGGCCTGAATGACATTGTAATTCATCATGAGGCAAGCAGTATATGATTCATCACGAAATTGCTCTTCTTTATTTGGTACAGCCTCTCTAATTTCATCAATTACATTGCAAATCGTACTCAAAAAGCTTTCCAGCGTTTCAGGTTTCACCTTTCTCAATAGTGTCTCTTCCATATTTTAATCGTTTTAGTATTCATATATAACAGGTTTTAGACTGCATCCGTAGCAGTTCACCAGTCTTTCCTTCATTCGTTCCACATAAGATTCAGGTGCGGAAAAAACGATACCGTCATTCTCGTTGTAGCTAAAACTGATACCATCCATAATCAGCAACATGGCAATCTTATGTTTCACGCTCTGGGTTTTCCATTCTTTGATTTCGTCATTCATACTCTTTAATCCTTAAAATTCGTTATTCTCATGCCAATTTTGTATCTTTGGCCGCACGTTCTTAATTGAACACGTTGCAAAGATACAAAACATTTCGCCATTATGCAAGCAAAAGAGCAGAATATTTCGCCAATAAAACAAAGAATTTTGTCGTTTGCTGGTACTTTGGGTATCAGCAAACGAGATTTTTACTCAAAAATAGGGGTCTCACGTGGTACTTTAGAGAGCAAAACAGGAATAACCGAAGATGTAATTACAAAATTTTTCGCCACATATCCACAAGTAAGTATAGAATGGCTTATGACTGGGGAGGGGAATATGCTTAAAAATGATAATGTGGGTTGCCAAAGACAGATTGAGCCTGCGCATCACATTTCCGAGAATGTACAGGAAGGCATTCCACTTATCCCCTTAAGTGCAATGGCTGGAGCGTTCACAGGCGATACATCCGTGATGGAGTACGAATGCGAACGATATGTTATACCTGCATTCAAAGGTGCCGACTTTTTGATTCAGGTAAAAGGAGATTCTATGCAACCCACTTATTATTCAGGCGACCTCGTAGCTTGCCAGCGTGTGCCAATGAATGATTTGTTCTTTCAATGGAATAAGATTTACGTCCTTGATACTAAGCAGGGACCACTCATCAAGCGCATACGTCGTGGTTCAGACGATTTTCATGTCCTCATCGTTTCCGACAACACCGATTATGAGCCTTTCGAACTCTCCAAAGACCAGTTCTACGGCGTGGCACTTGTGCGTGGCCTCGTTCGCCTCGAGTAATTCAATGCGTATCCCTGTTGCTCCAGATATATGGGTGTTCCCCCTCCCTGTGACGCATTTAGTACCCCTAAAATGCCGGATATATGGGCATCTGAAATAGATATGCATCAAAAATAGATGGTTTTTATGGGGTGTGTATCGAAGTAAAAAACGCCCTCTTTAACATAATTATAGTATTTTACCTATATCCCGTAAGCCCCCATAAAACCCACTTTTGTAACCCCACTTTTCTAAAAGTGTAACCCCACTTTGTAACCCCAGCTGTAACCCCACAGCTCAAAAACAACTTTTTAGGCACAAAAAAAGGAGGTTCAACACCTCCCATAAAAGCATGCCAATAAAAAGGCATTTTAATAGTTTTACAACGCTGTTGCAATCATTCCTTAGTAATTGCCCCAGAACCACCAGAAATAAGCGTAGATTGCTTTATTATAGCCTTTTTCGTGCATACGGTACCATTCCCGGATAGCCCGGCATGAAGCAGATAATTCTTTGTCGCTCCCACCTGATCAGCTGTCAGAACGGTATAAACAGCCGATATGCTACTGAAATACCAGTCTTTGCGTTTTGTGCCCTCTATGCTATGCAGAAGGTGTACATGTATCACTTTTGCCATATTATTACGTTTTACAGCTACAAATATACCAAATAATAGATATTTGGAATATATTTATATATATCATTTTTGACTTTGAGATAAAAAAAACGGTATTCAGCCTCCTGGATCAATTTGCCCATCCGTATTTCTGCCTCCACGTAAGCCGTATGTAAGCTCATTATAATAATCCGTAAACTATCGAAGCCTCAACATACCCTAAAATTAAACCCAATGTAAGCCTATGTAAACGTTTCGTTTTAATCAGCCTTTCACACCGTTTTCGTGTAACTAACTGAAATACAAAACAATCAAGCCACTTTTCACCCAATCATCGTTATACACTTCGTTCTGTGCCCCATA